CAACTGCGGCAATCGCTCGCGCCCCCGTTGAACCATCGCGGCTTGCGCCCGAGTCGCCGCCGCCTCATACGCGGGTCGCAAGAATGGATGGGCAGGCACCCATTTGGGCGTCGCCAGCTTGCGGCGCTTGTCGGTGATATAGCTGCCGTCCGGTTTCCGAATCACCGCGTAGATTTGCCAATGCCCAAATTCCACCAGGTGACCGTGGGGCGCTTTGCTTTTGTTCCAGGTGACGGCGTACTGGACTTCCTTGTCGGTGGAGTACGCCTCCCGAAACGCCAAATAGATCGCATTGGCCAGGACGCCCTTGTGCGTGTTCACGCGGGCCTTGGCCTCGTCCCGTAGCACCTCGCCGCCAGCAACGGCCATGGAGCGCGCGAGGCTGACCCTTGCGGGACCAAGCAGGCGATCCAGACCCGCCGACCAGCCGGACGTGTCGAACGTCGCCTGTAGCCCCTTAGCCATCGCCGCCCCCCTGCTCGCAAATCAAATCGGTCCATTCGCGGCCCGCCAGATCCATGCGAACGTTTTTGATGTCAAACGGGTCGCCCACGGGCGCGCCGTTTTCCAGTTCGAGCAGTCGCATACCCTGATCGATCCCGCGCCGGAACCTGATCCGAAAGCTGTAAGCGTTGATCGACGCGCCCACGTTTTCCTGGTTGCGTGTGATGGCGCCCATTCCAGTCTGTCCGCGCGGATCCGCCCAAACGGTGGCTACCTCGACCCACTCGTCATTGGGCTGGCCCACCTCATCGGTTCCGGGCTCACGGCGTTCAATCCGCACCAAACGGCGCAGGCTTGCGGCAGCGATGCTCATACGCCAAGCCCCACACGAAGCGGTTGCAGCAAAGCCTGCGCGCCGATAGGCAACGTGCGCGTTTCCGGCCCTTCTTCACGGTTCCGATACAGACTGGCGGCGATCAGAAGCACCGCCGCGCGGATGGCGGAAGTCACCAGCATGGGATCGTCGCCGGCCGTGCCGTCAAGGACGCCCGCAGCCAGCTGCTCCGGCGTCGGATACACGCGCCGATTCAAATACGCCTGCGCGCTTTCCTCAGCGGTGGATCCATAAACCTCAAGCAGCGAGTCGTCCGTGGAGTCAGCGCGGCAGTGTGTGCGAAGCAAGTCGATCGTGACCAGTTCCATTTACGCGCTCCGCGCCGCAACCCCGGCTTGGATGGCTTCAATCACAGACTTGCGCGCCTTGCCCGCCTCTTCGGCCGCCAGCAGGCCGCGTAGCGCTTCAGGGTCGGCAATTGCGGAAACCGCATCCACCACTTCCGGTGCGTTCTTGCCGAGCAGGCCCGCGTAGTCCACCGACTGCGCCGGTGCACCGGGGCCGCCCTCTTTGTTCTCGGGCGCCGGGTTCATCTTGTTTTCCGGGGTCGGGGCGGCCTTGCCGGCGCTCGCACCGATCAAGCCCAAGCGGAGCAGTTCCCGCGCCCGCTCGCCCGACACGTCGATGGGCCGACCACGCTTCTGATAGCTGGCTCCATTAAGGAACCCCTTCAGGGAGACATAAGACATGATTTTCTCCTTGGCGGCGGGCCAGCAACCTTGCCAGCCCGCACATCAGAATGCCGATGCCTTACGGCGTGGCAGTGAACTCGCCGTGCACGAACGATTCGGGACGGTAGACCGCCATGGCCAAGCGTTCCTCGGCGCGGATGGTCACCATGTTCTTGCGGAAGTTGTCGCTGTCTTCCGTCGACACTTCCACGGCGGCGTCTTCGCGGTCAAAGACCTGGGCGGCAATGTTGAAAGCACCGACCAGGAATTCGCCTTCCGGCACCGCCGTGGTGTCCACCACGGGCAGCTTCCACAGGCGCGGCACGCCACCTTCCACGACGTTCACCCAGATGTAGCGACCTTGCTCGTCCTTCTGGAGCTCGATATCCGCCCAGTCCACCGGGTTCAGCACGATTCCGCTGGCGCGGTATTCGGCAACGCGCACTTGAAGAATCGCGCGACGCAGCAGGTCGATCTTCGTATCGCCTGCTTGGCGCAGTGCTTCGTTGAACGGCGTGGCCTGCGGGATCAGACCCAGCAAGTTCTGCCCGGTGCCGTCACCGGCCAAGATTTGGTTTTCTTCAACGTACTTCAAGCCGAAGATCGCGCGACCGTTGATGTAGCTTTGCAGCAGCGGAACGTCGGCCAGCACCTGCTTGGACGCCAGGAACCAGTGGGCGATTGTCTTGACCGTGGTGGTCTTCAGTTCGAACGACAGATCCGATTGCGGCTTGAGTGCCGTCTCGGCGACCGGCGCCGCCATGTTCTGGAAGCCGGATTCCTGCACGAACTCGACCGAATTGGATCCGGTTCGGCCGGGCATGATCAGGTCGCGGATGGTAAACGGGCGGTCCGGGCCGGAAATGATGCCGGGCACGCGCGTCGGCTGAATGGCGACACCCACGCCGCCGGTGCCGGTGGTCGAACTGGTGATGCTGGTGACCGCCTTCACGTTCATGCGAGCGATGCCGCGACCCTTTGCCGCCAAGCCGGTAAAGTCGTCCGATTCGGTGAATTGCTCGCCGATGGACTTTTCGGCCTGGCCGTCATTGGCAGTGCCACGGCGGGCCAGCTTCTGTTCAACTTCGACCAGCCGTTCGGTCAGCGCGATACCGCTCTTCGACAGGGTTTCGAGGATGTTCTTGGTGTCGTCCAGAACCTTGCCGTGTTCCTTGATCTCGGCGGATGCCTTTTCGGCGAATGCCTTGATTTCGTCGTCGCGCTCGTTCAGAGCCTTGACCAGGCCCTTCAGTTCGAGGGTGTCATCCAGACGCCCTGCGTTGTCGGCGGACTTGCGGCCGAATTCGTGCTTGTGTGCCAGATTGGTGTAGCGGCCCATATGGTTACCTTTTAAAAGTCGGGAGTTGGAGCCGGCCGATCTGCTTGATCAGTCCAGCGGTTTCTTCTTTCGCCTCGCCCCCGGACTCACTCCGGTCAAGCAGGTGTTTCAGGCCACGGTTGGCGATCACCGCGGCCTGAGATTTCGAGAAGCCTGCCTCGCGCAGGAACCGCTCAAAATCGGGTAGATCCGGCATGCCGCCGTGGGCGATGCGGGCCTTAATTGCGTCAACTCGCGCCTCCTCGTTCGCCGGCGCGGTCACGATGGAGATTTCCACCAGATCCAGGCGCTTGAGCGTGCGGATGCGCGTCTTTTCGTCGTAGCTGTCCTCGCGCACGTAGTAGCCGATGGACAGGCCCGTGATCGCGCGCGTCTTCATGCCGCGATAGGCGGTCTTGGCGTACGTTGCGTCATCCAGCCAGAGTTGGCCGGTGCCGTGCAGCCCGTGCGCGTCTTCCTTGAGCTGATCGATGTCCCAGTTCCCAATTGGCTCGCCGCTGCGGTGTTGCCACAGGACCGGAAAGGTGCGGCCTTTCGCTCGGGTCTGTTCGATGCTGTCCATGAACGCGCCCGGGGCGACCACTTCGTTGTACGAATCGACGACGCCGAAGACAGAGCCGTACCCAGAAAAAAGGCCGTCATCTTGGACGGCCTTCACGTCGTAATCGAACGAGCGGATATGCATCGCTGCGTCTTTGCGCTTCATGTCTTGTCCTCAAATGTCGGTAGGCCCAGCCAGGCCGAGAAGGCCGATTTGGCGCGCTCCGCGCCGGCCGATTCGCCCAGCATGTCGATCGGTAGCAAGTTGGATTGCACTGTCAGCACATCCGCATTGCCGCCACGGGCCGGCAGGTTCTCCTTAAGGCGGCAGTCATCGCGTGTGTAAATGCCGTTCTGCGTCATCACCGAATAGAACGCCGCGCGGGCCGCACTGTCGGCCCGCAGCAGGCCCTCGACGTTGAACTTGGCGAAGTACAGCGGCCGTTCGCCAGGCGTCAGCAAGGATTTACGTATGGACTGCTCGATGCGGGTCAACCAAGGCCGAAGCGAGAACGATAGGAAGGCGATCATCTGCTGTTCGATACCCGTCCCCCAGCTGCTGGATTTCTCGGTGTGCCCGACCATCCACGGCGGCACCCGGAACCATCGGCAAATTTCCTCGACGTTGAACGCCCGGGTGGCCAGCAATTGCGCGTCCTCGGGGTTCATGGGCACCTGCTGGTACTTCATCCCGGCCTCAAGGACCATCGTTTTTCCCGTGTTCATCGCGCCGGCGAACTTGGCCGAAAGGCTGTCGCCCAGTTCCGTGCGCTGGGCGGGGTTCAGGATCTTGTCCGTGGACAGGACGCCGCCCACATTCAGACCGTTGGCGAAGATCTTCGCGCTCGCTTCGTCGGCAGCCAGAGATGCGCCGATGACGTTGGCACCGTATCGGATAGTAGACATGCCGACCAGGCCGTCCAGGCTGAAGGCAGCGATATGCCACATACGGTCCTCCGGGATCACCCGGTGCGTACCGTCCATGTCGTTGTAGCGATACTCGATAGAGCCGTCAGCGAGGCGTCGTACCTGCATCCGCCAGGGGTACAGCACGTCAATCGCAATAATCCGGTCCTTGCTCATTCGCTTTTCGGCGAAAGAGTTTCCCCAGAGCAGCAGACAAGCGACAAGAACCTCCCAGAACTGCACGGACGTCATGTCCGCATTGGGCTGATGGCGCAACAGCGTGTACAGATCAAGGTCCGTCGCCTCGACGGCCTCGCGCCCTTCCCTGCGGTAGAGGTCAAAGGGCAGGGTCGCTATCGTCTCGGCAAGGATCCTGACGCAGCTCCACACCGCCGACAGTGTCAGGGCCGATTGAGCCGTGACCGCCTTGCCGCTGGCCGAGGCGCCACCGCCCCATGCGGCCCAGAACGCGGTATCCGTCAGTCCCAGCTTGCGCCCGATCCAGTCGCTGAGACTCGACTTCACACCATCGACCTGAGCCGACCGAACGGAGGGAGCGACGCTGCGGGCAATAACCTTCGAAAAGGAGCTATTGGCCATGCGTCACCCCCCGGATGCCACGAAGCAGATAGCCCGCCACAACAAAAGACACGACGGCCCCGCTGACCAAACACCAGCCAGGGCCTGCCAGCAGGTAGACGCCGCCGGCGAGCATGGCAACGCCTGCCAGCAGCACGAGTGCCAGCAGAATGATTGCTGCCTTCATAGATTTATCCGATAACGATGGGGTTGGCGAAGAACCCGTCCAGGCTCTGAAGCCCCCGTGGCTCAGGATTGAGCGACAGGAGAAAAACGGCGTCAAAGAGCGCCATGAGCGGGTCGATTTTTGCGCTGCCCGAAACCTGCTTGTTGATCGCCAGCGCGTTGCCCTGCTGTACGGTCTTCGCGTTGCCGACACACCAAGCCATCAACGGGCGCCCCCCGTGCAGCATTTCCTGCCCGGCGACCTTGCGTTCGGTGGTTTTGATCGCGCCGTTCAGGCGCCAGCCCTGCGAAATGGCGGTGATCTCTTCCAGCGTGAAGTCGCGCCCCGGACTGGTGAGTTCGTCAACGATATCGCCGATGCCGGAGCCGTCAACGCCGATGCACAGCTTCTCCGGCAACAGGCCCCGGTCGCGCACGCGGCAAACAATGTCCGCTACCTCGGCCACGTCATCGCCAGGCCGGTCTACGATTTTCAGGTCGCCCTGCTTATCGAAATCCAGCAAGGCGGGCGCAATTTCCGCCCGACGCTCCAAGACGATCTTGTGCGCCCACGCGCGCCCCCAATGCAACCAGCGGCGCGTGCGGATCTCGCGGCCCACCAGGGCAAAGCCCAGCAAGTCGTCCAGACCGCCCCCGTCGATGCCGACCACAACCACCTCGCAGCGGTCCAGGAAGGCGTCCAAATCGGCCAGGCCTGGATCGCCTTGCGCCACCCAGAAGTCGGCGCCGGCCCAGCGGTTTGATCGCAAGCTGAGGCCGATCTGAACGTTCAGGTGTTTGGCCAGGAACTTCTGGCTTGACCCGTCATGCTTGCCGAGGTGCTTCTTGAGTTCGTCCTCCAGCCATTCAGCACTGACCGAACGGCCAAGATTCGGGTTGGTGATGTAGAAGTTCTCTGGCAGCAGATAGGCTTTTGCCTCGACCATTTCATCGGGAAACTCATAAAGAACCCCCAACGTCTTGCGGTCGTCAATCTTGCCGTCGCGCACGTCGCGCCAGTAATCCAGCTTTTCCTTGAAGACGCCCGCCGGCGGATCGTCGCTCTGCGTGGTCAGGTAGATCACCCATCCCTCATCGCGCGATACCTGGCCGCCCAGCGCTTCCATGAACATTGCCGCAGCATTGGCGCGCTTGCCGAACAACCACAACTCGTCCACCAGGATCCTGCCCGACTTCTTGCCCGATACCGTGTCGGTGTCGGCAGCAACAACCTT